GGAACCTCCGGCGGGGTCGCGCCCGGCAACGCAGCCGCAGCAGCGTCAGCCGCATCAGCCGCCGCCATTGCCTCGCGCAGCGCTATGAGGCTTTCAAGCGGCGCTGTTGCAGCGTCAACCGATGCCGCGACCGCCTCGCCCATGCGGGCGGCGCGAGCCTCGAACGCGCTGATGGTCGCCCCAAGCCCGATGACGCCCTCGCCTGCCGACATTGCCGATTCTGCGAGGCTGTCGCCCAAGCTGCCAAGCCCCGGAACGCTGGAAACTCGCGCGGCGAGATCGCTGAGAAAGATTGACCACTTTGCTTGAATGCTTTCCAGCATCTTCATAAAGGCAATTTCGACTTTCACGAACGCAAGGCCAAGCACGTCGATCAGCGTAGACCCTCCCGCCTTGATCCGACCCCATACCTCAGACGCCACATCCGCCAAGATGCCGAGCGCTGCGCCGAAGCTGCCCGCGCCCTTGACTAGCCGCATCATCTGAATTGCAAGCTCGCCCGCGATAACGATAACCGCGCCGATGCCGGTCGCCATTATGGCGCCCCGCAGCGTTACGGCTGCGGCAGCCGCAGCGATCATCGACCCCGCAGCGACAACAAGCGCGGGGATGTAGCTCAAGAGAAGCACGCCAGCCGCAGCGCCAGCGTAGACCGCCACCCTGTCAAGATTGTCAATAACGGGCTGCATCGACTCAGCCATAGCTGTTAGCGCAGGCGCAACCGTAAGGCCTATAAAGTCAGCCGTGGCCCTCACGAATGCGGACATGGCCTCCACGATGCCAGTATCAACAAGCGCCACGCCAAGCGCCGTGAACGCCGTGCCAAGCTGAGCGGTTGACGCTCTAAGCTCGCGCCCGCTTGCAACAGTGCTATCGGTGATTAGGCCATACTTTGCCGCCTGCTCACCAATTTCCGCAAAGGCCTTGCCGCCGTTTTGCAAAAGCGGAATAAGCAACGATGAATCCGAGGCGATTGCCTCAAGGTAAAACACCATTTCCTTTTGAGAAGCGCCCGCTTTTTCCAGCGACGAAACGTAAAGCTGCAACGCCTGGGGGCCCGAAAGCTTGGCAAATTGATCTGCGGTTACGCCAACCTTAGGCGCGATTTTCTCGAAGAAATCCTTTAGCTCACCGCCGCCGGTGGCCATAAAGTCACCGATCTTGTCGTTTGTATCGCGGAAAATGTCAGAGAGCTTTGCGTTTTCAATGCCGAGCGACCGAGCGCCAGCGGCGGCACGCTGAAATTCGCTTAGGCTTGCGCCCGCCGCGTTGGCGAGGTCTTGCATCTCGACGGCTGCACGCGCGCTTTGAATCGCAAACGCGCCAACCGTAGCGGCGAACGCAGAAACAGCCGCGCCCGCCGCCCGTAGGCTTGAGTTCAAGGGGGCTATGTTCGCCCCGATGTTTACGAGGATGTCAGGAATCCCAACCATCTAAGCCCGCCCTTATCTCTTCAATCGCGCCTCGGGTCAGCTTGCCCGCGTAGTCACCCTCTTGGCGTGGCCGCTTCCATTCGTATTCGCAAAGCCACTCCGAAAAGGTCATGCTCCAAAACTGATCCGGTGCAATTCCCCATTCGCGGGATATGAGATACATCGCATCCCAGTTTATGCCCTCGGTCGGCGCGCCTTCGCCGCTGCCTTCGGCGTCGCCTTCACTGCCGGGGCCTCGGGATTTTTTGCGTCTGCCACGCTCGGGCTAACGGCTTCGCCAAGCGCCTTGACGTAGGATTCCATGTGCGCCTGGTTGGTTATCATCGCGCAATACACGTCGTCCTCATCGCACGCCGCGCCGCCCGCTTTGAGCAATTCAGCAGCGACGAATGCAAGCCCGCTCATATTTGGCGCGGAGGTAGAGAACGAGTGCAGAACCATCATCGGCGACACGCCTTGCGCCTCGATGCGGCGAAGCAGCTTATTAGACGGCGTGACAACAATATCAACGCCGCGCCAATCCATCACGATCTCACGAAACACGCCACCCATCAGGCTGCCGTGAAGGTAAACGCGCCGCTCGACTGGAACGATGCGGAGAACGTGGTCTCGCCGTCGTGCGCTCCGCCGACTTCAAACGAGGTGATAAAGAAGTTCGCCACGAGCGTTGCGCCGCTGGCAAAGTCGATCACGTATTCGTCCAGAACCGCCGCTGCGTTGCCTGTGGCCGCAGTAAGCAACGTGTCGCCGACCATGACGCCCTCGACGCTCAGGTCAATGGACCGCACGCCGAAATCGGCAAGCATGGTGCGAACGCCAGCCGAGTCCTTATTCGTAATGTCAATCGGCTCGTTGTTCACGGTGAACGTATCCACCCGCGCGCCAGCGATGACGACAGCCGAAGAGGCGTCGCCCAACGAAATTCTGACGCCCGTGCGCCCGCTTGAAGCTGCCATATTGGCCTCCTATGGGATGTGCTGTTGCAATCATACCACAGGTGTTACGGTAATGCCACAAGCCGAAACGTCATCAACGCGCGGCGCGTAATGCCATCAGGGTCGCGGGAGAAGGCCATGCCCTCGCAGTCCAGCCGAACAAAGCCGGGCAACGTCGCCGCGATGTCGGCGCGGTCAAGCGCGGTGAAACATGCCTGCGCCACGGCCTCGCATTCGCCCGTCTGCAAGCGTGACCATACGTCAAGCTGTATGAGCGCCGACGTGCCGGTGGCGTCCTTAGTGCTGAACCCCGGATCGCTAACTTGCAGGCATGTGATGTAGGGAAACCCCGCGTCGCTTGACGGGTCCGAGACCTGAGGCGCTTGCTCCCAAAATATCGCGGTCACACCGTAAGCCGTCGATAGCTGCGACGTGACGCCGGTGACGTTCAGCAGGTTATAAAACGCGGTGCGAACTGCAAAGGGGATCATTCTGCGGCCCTCCTCATGGCTTCGCGGATCGCGTCCTCAAACGGCCCGCGCTCTGCATCGGCCGCGGGTCGCCAAGACGGGCGCGGCTGCAAGCCTTGACGCCCAAACTCTAACGCATATGCGTAATCAAGGCGGCTGCCGATCTGAGCGGTATCAGGCGTCGGTCGAGAATAGTAGATTGACGAGGCAAGCGTGCCGGTGTCGTTTGCCGGGGCCTCGCCCGCTGCCGATGATTGATGCGTGCGGCTGAGGTTCTGGCCTGGCGCGCGGGTATGCACGCGTCCTGTCTTGGGGCCCTGAAGGATGGCGCGCTTAACCCTCGCATTGACCTTGAGCGCGGTCTTGGTGATTTCGCGGCGCACGTTTGCACGCAGCTTGCGCTCGTATTCGCCAAGCCACCGTTCAAGGTCGTCAACCCCGCTAACGCTCATGTGGCCACCCCCGCGTCCGCGTCAATCTCTAGCCACTGATTGCGAAACTCGACGTTATCAATCCGCGTGATATTGTGCGCGCGCGTGCGGATAAGCACCCTGTCGCCCTCGCGCAGCGCAGCGCTATACCGCACGACAACGCGGAGCCTCGCCACAGCGTCGGTGCGGTCGCCGGTGCGCTCCTCACGCCCGGACATGCCCCGCACGTGAGCCCGCGTGGGTGCGCCCGAGACGGTAGTCCACGCCTTTGTGAACGTCCCAGCCGCGCCAGCCGTTGCGGTCTCGCTTTGAAACGTCACCGCCTCGCGCAAGATGCCGCTGGAATAGTCGCAACACAACCCCATCAGATTCTCACGTTGCGATAACGCGAGACAATCTCAGCCGCGCCACTTGCGTGGTAAGCGCTGCCCATGTCGCAGCCGTCGCCACGATGCCCGTAGGCGTATGCCGCAAGCTGGCGCACCGCGCGCTTCAGAGGGCCGGGCGCATCGCTTGCCGCATCGCCATAGCCGGAGACGTGCACGATCTCGATTGCGTTGACGGCCCGCAGTGCGACCGGCCAAGCTGCGCCAGACTTGAGCGCGAGACGGCCCGGCTTTTGCGCGGTATCGACGTCGAACGTCGCAGCCACATCAACCGCCGTGGCGACGCTATCCTCACCGTAAACCGTGACCGATGTGATAGACGCCAGCGGCATACGGCGCAGCGTCACGAATGGCGTGCCGCCGTAGCCCACCCCCATGCTAAGGATGCCACGATGGCCCTCGCGCACGCCGTCCCACCACTGTTCTTTGTAGCCGGGCCAGCAATCAATCGTTAGCCGCCACGTCTGCGAGATAAGCGCAAGGCCCGATGCGTATTCAACCTCCTCGCGCGCCTCAGCGATTAGGCCCTCAAGGTAAGCGTCGGTATCGGTCACGCCGTTAAGCTGTGCGCGCAGGTCGTCAGCCGTTACAGGCTCAACCGCCGGGCCGGTGACGAGCGTATAGCCCTCTTGATGATAATGCCGGGCGATAGGGCGGAGGCTCATTTACGCTTCCTCCCGCGCTGCGGAACATGAAGCATCGTTTCGGGCGGCGTGGCTATCTTGACCTCATACGCCGCGCCGTCGAGAACGGCCCATTCAGCGACGTAGCCGTCAACGATATCGCCCTCTGCGAACGCCTGCTTGGCGTAGCCGTTGGGCATACACTCGTAACCGCCTGGCTGGAAAATCTTTGCGCGCATGGCGTTGCCTCCTGTGCTTAGGGATGGGGCGGCGATCCCGTTGACTGCCGCCCCACGTCAAAGCTCAGGTGCGGGCGACCTTGGTGCCGACGTAGGTGGTC